TAGGTGTCAAAGTCATACACCGAATATAATCGATGTTTTGCTCGTAGGTTTTTTCTTTCTTAGCATCGTGGAACGGAATATGCCATTTAGACTCCCATTTCGAAACCGCTTCTAACGAATGTTCAAGGTCTAATTCGCCGCCTTTAACTGTTATAAAGTGTTCCGAAATTGGGTCCCACAATTCTTGATCAGGGATTCTTAGGTGTAACAAAGTTCACCAACCGTCCCGCAGACTTGGCCTTCTCGATCTCCGCATCAACGTCAATAGCATCAACGCTCTTCTTGACAGATGCTACAATTCCGTTGATGAAGTCTCCGAATTCATCCGGATGTTCCACGAATTCCCAAATAAGCTCGGAATATGCATCAGACTGCATGAAAGCTGTGAGATGCTTAGGATCTTTGTCGAAGCCGCCTTCCGGGGTCTTCACGCCATAGGAATCACGAATAAATTTCTCAATAATACGCACAACTTCGCGAGTGTTCTGCTCAGCGATGAGCCGTTTGACTCTATCGCTCCAGCTTTCATCGCCCTCGAGTTCCAGAGCAAACATGTCTGCTCTGTTCATGTTGAACCAATAGGTTCCAGTTTTCTCAACGCCGTTGTAATCAACGTATTTAATAGTCTTACTAATCATAGAAATCTCCTTTCAGAAAAAGATAAAAAGAAAAGGCTACTCAGAGTTTGTCCGAGTAGCCTAAAATTTACGGCAGGCCATAGGCCCATGCCATTACATTATCGTTGTTAGAATCAATAACGTTATCTCGGTTGCTATCCAGCACCGGTTCTAGCCTTCAGGTGGCATCAAGAATGGCCTTGATCTGGGTAAAAGTGGGAAGGGAAGCATCAGTTCCCTGCGACTGACCTTCGCCTGCGGTACCATACAGGAGAGCCTCGATCTGTGTGAGCTTCGCTTCGGGAACCTTTGTGGAATCCAGAACCATAGAAGCTGTAGGCTGGAAACCAGCTGCTGCTACAGGCAGTGTAGTAACAGACCAAGAGAAGGTCTTCTGCTCAGGGCTGTCATTGATTGTAGAGTTGCTATCTTCGGAAGCGCCGGCAACACAATCCCAGAAGATGTGGATCTTATAACCGTGCTCTGTTCCGACAGTGTCATTTCCGATCATTGTACGATAAGCCAGACCGAAATGCTTATGAGCCTGCTGCTTGATAACAGCTCCTGCACCGACTTCGGCCTCACCGATGCACTCGGCATACTCATCCGGATATGTAAAAGCTTCGATCGTAAGCGCATCTTCCTCGGGGCTCATCAGAACGCCGTATACAATATTGTCAGCATAAATCTTAGTGGGCTCTGCGCCGGAGGGAGACTCGTTGATCGCAGTAATACCGCTCCAAGCCACACCGGCAGCATAGCCGCCCTGTGCTGTCATAGGGAAGAGAACAGTACGATCAACACCGGTTTCCCACAGTTTCTGTCCGACCTGGTCCCATACAAGTTTAGGTACATTAGGCATAGTTTTTCTCCTTATACATATAGTGTATAAACATCGTGGTTTAAATTATCTGCAACATAGTGCCGATCGTGTACTATATGCGGTATCTGAGAGACCCGTTCAACAATTTCGCTGTCAGGGTCTCTGTCAATTACCGTTATTACATACGACACATCTTGCTTGTAAGTAACGTTGTCTGCAGACGTGTTGTTAATCTTATCACGGTTATACTTAATAGCCGGATACTTCATCTTCACAGACTCTGGAGGTTGAAAATATACATTACGAGAGCCAAGAACTTGGCAGAGAAGCTCGTGTAGTTCAAGACGGTCATTCGCCATCTTCGCCATTGTACACACCTCCTAGTGTAATAATCAGCCGTGGGTATTGTGGTTCTACACTAGTCGCCTTCCATTTAGCACCCATGTATTCCGCATACTTAAGCTGATGAAAGTTTTGATATGCAAAGGGGTCGGCTACGATGCTGAGGGTCATGTTAATATTCAGATCGTCGACGACTTTACCACCATTCTCATAGCGGCGAACGTTCCTAACGATGTCTCCATAGTATTCCCGCTCCGTTATCTTCGGCTCAAAGACTCCGGGACGAGTTTCCTCAGTTACACCGTAGCCGATTTTTCCAAAATACTTACTCATTTTGAATTCCCCTTTGGTTTGTTAGATCAAGGCTCTTGGTTACCAGAAGAAGTTGTTACAGGCTCCTCGATTGCAATCGCGCTGTAAACTCTGGTCAGAGCGCCGGAGCAGCGAGTCTCCAGAAGGCTCTTCTGCTGGTTGAAGTCAATGTCGAACTGAGTGAAGTGAGTGATCTCGCCGCCCTTGGTGGAGCCAAGAGAATAGTCAGCCAGATTGACGATCAGACCAAGCAGCTTGTGCTGGCCGTTGCTGGTATCAGTACGAACACGATCTGCGAACTGCTCTGCGGTTACGATTGTGCCGACGTTAAGTGCGGATGCAAGTTCGGCCTTGGAACCGAAGATACGACGGCCGTTACGATCACGAGACAGAAGCATAACGTTCAGCATATGAGGAGTCATGTAGAAATCAGGGGTACCGGAACCCTTGAATTTTTCACGAGCATACAGGCACTGCTCGATCAGTCCTTCGGCATAGACATAGTTATCACCGAAGAAGCTGCCAGTATCAGTACCCTGCAGACGAGAGCGAGCATCAGCAACATCGAAATCGTAATGCATTGTATAAAGCTCATCATCGGTCCAGATAGGACGAATGTGCTCAGGGAAGATCTTGTCGGAGTCATTATCCTGGCGGAAGTCGCCAAGCATGATCGCCATAGCCAGCTCTTCGTTCAGCTGCATCTTATCGATGTTATACAGATACTGTACATAGTCGAAATCAGTGATATCGATAATGTCATCACGATGCAGGGCAGACTTCACATAGATAGTCTGAGGATCTGTGGTTCTGCGAACCAGCTTGAAGTTACCGGTCTGGGACTTCTGTTTACCCTTCTGATAACCTCTTGCACGAAGGCTGTCCATATTGTTGCCTTCGATATTACGGATGTCCACATAGCGGGTTCTGATCCTGGAAATGGGGCTCTTATGAACCTTGTTAAGAACGACACTGATCCAGCCCTGGTCATTGGTCAGAAGCTCGGGAGCAGCCGGACCGAGATCTTTGTATTCAGGGAAGAGCCAAGAAACGTTACCGTTCTGGCTGGGATCCTGAATAAAGCCGCTGGACATAGCGTCATGCTGAAGTTCAATGCCGTTATCGCCGGCGAAAGTTGCAAGAGCGGTCTGGAAAGTCATGCCAGGCTCTTTTGCCATGTGCAGGATTGTTGCCTGATCGCTGAGAGTCAGGACATCATTTCCGCGAGTTGCTGCATTATCGTCAAATGCGTTGTGCTTCACTTCTTTTTCCTCCTCGGAATCATCTTCGTCGTCACCCTCTTTGTCTGCGATAGCAGCTCCGATCAGAGCGTATACGACCTTTTTCTGTTTCTCATTGAGAGTGTCAAATACGTCTTTTACAGTCTCTTCACTCTCGGGGGTTTCTGGTTTCTTGTTCTCTTCGTTTGCCACTTCTTTCTTTTCCTCCTCAGGTTTCTCTGAAGCGTGAGAAATCTCGTCATCATCCTCAATAAGCGGATAACCAGTAAAGATTTCTGCTTCAACGGCAACGTCTTCTCCGTCTGCAGAGTGGGCAATTGTTGTGGGCATAATTAAAGCGCCGGGGTTCGCTCCGGAAAGAACTACGCTGACTTCGCGTATTACACCGTGCACAACCTCTGCGCCTTTGTGTACAAGATCATTGGCGTTAATCGATAACGCAACAACGTCTCCGTTTTTAACGAGTTCCTTAGTGGTAACTCCTTTTTCTGAATTATTCAGATAGCAATCTGCAATAACACCCTGCGGAGCATTATGCAGAATCGCATGACCAATAACATAGTCGGGATCATCGTGGCGATGCTGCCACACCATCGTTACGGACTGTCCGTCCTGATCTTTGAACGCATCTTTTCCGATAGTGCGTCCGTCAGAACAGCGCAGACCAAAACGTGTCGCCCAACCTCTAAAGTCAGGTTTCCTCATTTTGATTTTTTACCTCCGCGTTTGTTGTTTCTTTCGTATCGCTTGAATCACTAACAGCCTTCTTAGCATCAACCATCTTATCGATGTTAGGATTCGACAATGTATCAGCCCCTTCTTCACTTGACGGCCTCAAACCGAGAAGCTGACGACCTTCGTTCGCTGTAAGAACACGAGCACTAATTAGAGTGCCGGAAATCTCAGCAATCTGTGCAACCGTCACGAGGTTAAACGCATTCGGGAAGAACTTTATAGACTCCCCTCTAGTTCGAGCATTTTTGCTCAAAAACTTACGACGCATTTCTGTTGTGAGAGCGGCTAGTATAGGTTCGATAATTCGGTTGCGGTAGTTAATCATCTCGCTATCGTTTGCAGAACCGTCGAGAACACCCTGCGTTATGCCTAATTGTGCCATAAGAAGATTCGTAAGATACTCAACTTCTGCTTGAAGATTGTTCTCGATAGGTCTGTTTAACTGAGTAATGTGTTCGGTACCGTCTGTGTACGCTATACCGTATTTAGAGTTTACAAGCTGTTCTTCGATAGACATTCGTCTGTTCTCAGCCTGCGTCTTCCTGCGTTCAGTATTGATGATATGCGGAAATGAGATAATTAAATCCAACTTTCCTGAACTATTCTTTTCGTCAAATAAATCAAGCAGCGTCAGTTTTCTTATCAAACGTTGCATGATTGAATTAGGTTCGTTCATCACCGAATAGAATGGGTTCTCTACAATACCGACCATTTTCTTCGGGAGGGTTATCTCTTCCTGCTTACCAGTACGTTCGTTATAAACCTGTAGCCGAACGTGTAGTGGATACCATTGTATAACCTTACCTGTCCTTAGACTTAGAATGTCATACGAATCGCCATTAATCGGATCACCTTCTGTGTCGATTGGAACAAGTGCAACAACGCCTTCGTCAAGCATCGAATATACGGCATCTCTAACAAAAGCACGTCCTGTTTGATCCACATTTGCTTCAAGCGTCAAACAATCGTTAAGAGATGATTTCTTTATCTCTTTAAGCCGATCTTCTTCATCTAACACGACGTGTTTAATGTCGACGGCCGCAGAATCAACTGAGAATCTTGTTAAAACGGCAGGAACAACCGATTTGTCTTTTCCGAATGAATAAGGCTTTATTTGTCGATACGAGTATGAAGGGCCATAATCCTGATATGGAGTTGGATCTTTGTTGAAAAACGCATTCCAAGCCGATCTAGCCCGAAAGCCTAGATTTGAAAATATCGCCATTTTGAATTTTCCTCACGATCTAAGAGTATGAATTGTAGCAGCTATTCCGGCCGCTGTTGCGCCAAGAGCCAGAACGGTACCGGCAGTCTCAAGGAAGTCATCAAGTTTTGCTCGACCTCGATTGTAATCAGATTCTCTAATATCTCTGTATCTACGCTCAAGATTCATTCGCTCTGTACGCGCATCGATATACTTCTTAAGATCCTCATTAGACATGTTACTAAGATCTTCTGATGCGGCTTTGGCTTTTGCTGTGCGGTCTCGATTTTTCTCTCTAAATCTAGAAAGATCGTTCATAAGCTTAGAGGTATCATTCAACACCTTAGATTTGTTAGACCAGTCTTTTGAAATCTGACTTTCGATTTGCGAAATAGCCTTGTTCTGATCAGCCGGATGAACGCGACCTGTCTCATCTACTCGAATCTTATCGCCCTTGTTTTCGTCGTTGTTATTATTGTTATTGTTATTATTGTTGTTATTG